TCCCGAGAAGGCCGAGGGGTGGGAGTACACCGAGGACGGCAAGCCGACCTCGCCGTGGTACCGAGCCGAGTGTGCCCGTACCGTCAACTCCGTCGAGATCGCTCAAGAGATCGACATCGACTTCAGTGGGTCGAACTACCAGTTCTTCGACTCCGAGATGGTGCTGCACCTGAAGGCCACGACCAGCGAGCCGTACCAAGTCGGGCGGCTCGACCACGACCGCGACGGCGAAGTGATACAATTCGAAGCGGGGCGGGGCGGTAACTTCCGACTCTGGACCGAGCTGGACGCGGGCGGCTGGCCGATGACCGACCGCCACTACGTTATTGGGGCCGACATCGCAGCGGGAACGGGTTCTTCGAACTCGACCCTCTGCGTTTTCGACGTGAAAGAGGGCCGCAAGATCGCTGAGTTCGCCGACCCCCACCTCCGACCCGACTAGTTCGCCACCCTCGCGGTGGCTGCGTGTCGTTGGTTCAAGGGCTCCAGCGGGAACGGGGCGTTCTTGGTGTGGGAGCGGAACGGCCCTGGTCGCATCTTCGGCGATCGGGTCGCTGAACTCGGCTACCGCAACCTCTACTACCGCGAACGCGAAACAGGCTTGATCGCGGAGCCGACCGACGCGGCGGGCTGGTCGAGCAACGCCGAGACGAAGGTCGCCTTGCTGGGCGACTATCGAACGGCCCTCGCGAACAACCGCTTCGTGAACCCCAGCCGCGAAGCGGTTGATGAGTTGGGCGAGTACGTGTTCGTCGGCAACTCCGTCGAGCACACCCGCTCCGTCTCCAATGCGAAAGAAGATCCCAGCGGAGCCCGCAACAACCATGGTGACCGCGTGATCGCGGACGCCTTGGCTTGGCGTGGAGCCCTACGGCGGCCCCATAGGGCCGACGCGGGGGTGGTTGACCCGCCCTTCGGTTCGTTCGCCCACCGTCAAGCTCGCCGCCGCCGCCGCCGCGGGAAGGACTCCTAATGGACCGTCTACAAGTCAATCAGCTCCAGAAGGCTATCTCGTGGTCGCGACGATAGCTAGAGCCCTTCCGAAAGAATCGCGTGAACTTCCTGCGGGAGTACGTAGGTTCAAACTATTCGAATGACGGGGCGAAGTAGGACGTCATCGTCAACCTCCTGGAGACGATGGTCAACACCTACGTCCGCCAGTTGATCTCGCGGGACCCCCAGTGCCTCATCGACACGAGAGTCCCGAAGCTTCGAGAGCGGGCGAAGGAGTACACCCTCGCCGCCAACCACATCTTCAAGGAGATGCGGCTCGGTGACGCGGCCCGCGAATGCACCTTCGACGCGATGTTCGGCATGGGCGTGATGAAGGTCGGCCTCAAGCCCAACGAGATCGGCAACGCCGAGTCGTGGGAGTACGATACTGGGAAGCCCTTCGCCGAGCCGGTCGGTCTGGACGATTGGGTCCACGACATGACCGCAAAGCGAATGGACCAGTGCCGCTACTTCGGTAATCGGTATCGCCTCCCGCTCTCGCTACTGAAGGAAAGCGGCCTCTTCGACGGTAAGCAAACCGAACGGATGAGTGCCACGCTCCAAGACCTTTACAACGAGACGGGCGACGTGAGGGCGTCCTCGCTTACCAAGCGGGAATCGTACTACTCCGACGGCGAGTACGAGCCCCACGTCGAGCTGTACGACATCTGGCTGCCGTTCGAGGGCAAGATCCTCACCATCCCTGCTGATATGTATGGGATGAGCTACCGCGAGCCGATTCGGGAGATCGACTGGAGCGGCCCCGAAGAAGGCCCCTACCACATCCTCAGCTACTCGGACGTCCCCGACAACACGATGCCCCTCGCCCCCGCGGCGAACCTGTACGACCTCCACGTCTTCCTCAACACGATCTACCGCAAGCTCCGCAACCAAGCCGAGCGTCAGAAGGAGATTCTGGGGTACGCGGGCGAGGCCGACCAGGACGCCCGCCGAGTCGTGGACGCGGGCGACGGCGAGTCGATTCGCCTCGACGCCCCCGACAAGCTGAACAACGTCCGCTTCGGCGGCATCGACTCGAACCTCCTCGCGATGTTCTTGAATGGCAAGGACCAGTTCAGCTACTTCGCGGGCAACCTCGACGTGCTGAGCGGGCTGGGGGCTCAGTCCGACACGCTCGGGCAGGATCGCCTCATCGCCCAGTCCGCCTCGCAGCGGCTCTCGGAAATGCAGAGCCGCACCGCAAAGTTCCTCACGAGAACCATGAAGTCGGTCGCTTGGTACATCCACGACGACCCGTCCCTTTCGGTGTCGGTCGAGAAGCCGATCACGTCCCGCCGCACCCGCACGATCGTCTACGACGCCTCGCGACGGGAGGGGGACTACCTCGACTACAACTACGATCTCGTCGCCCACTCGACCACCGACATGACTCCCGCGATGCGGGCCGAGCAGATGATGGCGATCCACGACCGCATCATCCTGCCCAACCAGGCGACGATGCAGCAGTCGGGCCAGTCGTTCGACGTGGTGGGGTTCGTGAAGAAGGTGTCGGGCTACGCGATGGTCGACGAGATGGGCGAGTTCCTCAACAGCGGGGAGGCCCCGTTGCCGGACGGCGACGAGCGAGAGATCGACGCGGCGAACAAGCCGCTCGAAACCAAGCGCACCTACGAGCGAATCAATCGCCCGAGCGGGACCAGAAGGGGCGCTGAGAAAGCCCTGACTCAGACCCTTCTCGGAGCGAGTGGCAACCCCGACGAGATGGACTCCATCGGCCGCGAAGGCCTCTGAACGAGAACTACTGAATGCCGATCTACTCTTTCCGCGACGACGACGAAAACTTGGTGGAGCTGCATCTCAGCTTCTCTGGATACGACGCGATCTACGAGAGTCGCCACGAAGACGGCTCCAACCTCATCGACGGTTAGCGTCTCCGCCGCGACATCCGAGCCGACCTCGGCCCGAAGAAGACAGCCGACGTGTGGCCGCTCCCTTCCGAAAGTCTCGCCATCGACCCTTCGCAAATCCGCGACGCGATGGCCCGAGACGCGAAGGTCGGCATCCCCACCGATTACCGCAAGGACGGCTGCCCGATTTTCCGCAGCGAGAATCACCGCAGCTCCTACATCAAGTCCCAAGGCCTCCAAGACCTTAAGCGATACAACTGACCTATGGCTACTGAAAACACCGATACCGAACCCGTCGAAGCTACCGCCATCGAGACCGCTAAGGCTACGTTCGTCGAGAAGTACGAAGCGAAGCTCGCGGAATCGAAGCCCGTCGAAGTCGACGCCGACGCCGAGGAGGCTGAAGAAGCCCTCGCGGCCCACAAGGCCAGCGGCGAGCCCGCCCAGCCCCTCGACGACGTCCTCGACAGCCTCGGCGTCGAAGACGAAGCCGACCTGGACGCCGCCATCGACGCGGCCCTCGACGCGGGTATGACCGAAGAAGAAATCTAGGGGTACAGTTCCGCTGCCGCCCTGAAGGACGCCGCCTCGCGTGCTTCGAAGAGTAGCGATGACTCCGATGGCGATGAGCAATCCGCCACCGAAACGATGGATTGGGACTACCTCGATCCTGACGTGAAGGAAGCCCTCACGGCGTTCAAGTCCGAGTCTGAAGCGGCTGCGAAGTCGATGCAGGCGGAGATTACGTCGCTGAAGAAGATGGTCGAAGAACAGGCAAGCGCCGCTGGCCAGCAGCGTTTCGCCCAGTACGTCGATTCCTTGGACAAGCCTCAGCAGAAGCTCCTAGACGCTTCTGGCCGGCGGCAGGTCCGAGAGGAAATGGAAGTTCTTCGCGACGGCTACCGAAGTCGAGGCAAGGGAGTTCCTGACGAACAGGAGCTTTTCACGAAGGCGTTTAACAGCACCTTCACCAATGACATCAAAAAGATCGACGCCGATCGCATCAAGCGTCAAGTGAAATCCCGTCAGAGTCAGATGTCGGTCCCGCCCACGCGGCGAGACTCGATGGACTACGTCGGGGATCCGCTCGAAGTCGCTAAGATCAACTTCGTGCAGAACTATGAAGCTGCACTCGCGTCGAAGGGATAATGAACAATGGCTACTCTCACTCCTGGCGAGATCGTCGATCTCGTCAACACGACTCTAAAGGATCTGGGTCGTGACAAGATCACGAACCTGATGAACGGCCTGTAGGAGTATTACGCGATGCCGCGTCTCCTTCGGGACGGCGTCTCGTACGACAGCGGTACCGCCCTTCAGTGGCAGCTCGCCCTGAAGAACAGCGGCAACGCGAAGATGACGGGCCTCTACAACGTCGACACCCCCAACGTGGACGACGTGACCGCGAACGCCAGCATCGACTGGAAGTTCATGAACACCAGCTACGCCTTCGATCGGCGTGAGCTGGCCATGAATAGTGACACCGCTCGGATCTTCGAGCTGCTCACGATCCGGCGTCAGGATGCCTTCGCCGCTGCTGCCGACCTCCTGGAGTCCCAGTTCTGGGGAAAGCCCACTGGCACCAGCGACGTCAAGACCATGAACGGCATCAACTACTGGATGCCTTGTGCGAGTGCCGCCGACACTGGTGGCTTCCTCGCGACCAACCCGAACGGCTTCAGCTCGGTCGCGGGCCTCGACGTGACTGCCGCCGCGAACGCTCGCTGGCGTCACTTCACCGCTTCGTACGAGACCTACACCAAGACCGAATCTAGTGCGGGTGTGGGCGATGCTCTGACTCAGCGGATGCGTCTTGCCATGCGTAAGACCGGCTTCATGCCGCCGGTGTCCCTGCCTGAGTACCGCACCGAGGACAACTTCTTCATCGGCACCACTCTGAACGTGCTTCAGAAGCTGGAAGAGGCCGTGGAGGCTCAGAACGAGTCGCTCGGCAACGATGTCGCGTCCAAGGACGGGAAGGTCCTCTTCCGCAACGTCCCGATGCTGTGGGTCCCCCAGATCGACGCGGGCGAGGGCGGTTCCTTCCTTCAGGCCGACGGTACGGCCGCTACCGATCCGGTCCTCGGCGTTAACCTCGGAGTCCTCAAGCCTGTCTTCCTTCGCGGGGAGTTCATGCGTGAGGAGGCTGCCGAGACTTCCACCAACCAGCACAACGTCTTCCACGTTCAGATCGACTCGACGCTGAACCTCAAGTGCGTTGACCGCCGTCGCCTCTGGTCACTCCACAACCAGGCTTCTGCGTGACCGACTGAATTAGGAGAGCTACAAATGACTGTGATTCCTCAGACTACTTACGCGGGTGACCGCGTTACGCCGAAGCAGAAGGTGTATTGGGACGGGGCCAATGGCCCCCTCCTGACCGGCCATCTTCTGTGCTTCGACATTTCGGTGGGCGACGGCAAGACCGTTGCCCGTCCCGCGACCGCGGACCTCTCCGCGATGGCGGGCGTCTACGACGGCGATCAGGGCGGATCGATTGCCTCGGCCACTTGGGTCGACATCGTCCCCGCTGGTTCGCGGGCGATCGTGACCATCGTTGCGGGCAGTGCGAACTACGCCGACAACGAGGGCGTCATCGCTGCCAACGGCTCGTTTGCTGGCGGGCTGGCTTCGGGCAATGGCAATGCTGCCATCGTCGAACCTGGCTACATCGGCATTGCGATCGGCGGAAACGGCACTACCACGTCTCCGAAGGTCCTGCTGAACGGCTGACCCAACTCACCCCGTCCCGCTTAACGGCGGGATGGGGCTTTTCGACTCTTCCCCACGCCAAAGGACACCGATGAAGGAACACGCGAAGATCGTACTGATTGGCTTTGGTCTGGGCTTGCTGATCGCAATGATTCAGGGGTGCAACCTGAGGGACATCATCAAGACGAACACCCCCATCGCAATTTAGAAATCGCAGGGGCTACCTTCTAAAATCACGCTGAATCAGGCCCGCGGCGAGTACGACTCGTGGCGATCGGACGTGCAGCGGACCGACGCGGAGTGGCGGCAGTCCATCGACGGCGGCGAAGAAGCCCTCGGCCTGATCGAAGGCTTCGGTATGTCGGCCCTGTAGGCGTACTCGCCCCTCGCAGGCCCGCTCTCGGCCCCGCTCCTGTTGTTCGGTGGCTACTTCTTCGGTAACGGCGGCAAGCGGAAGCAGGAGCAGAAGTCATACAACGCGGGAATCAAGATCGGCCGAGACATCGTCGCGACCCTACCGGACGTGGCGAAGGCCTGATGGTCACGAAGAACACTGACGACGGGATGGTCTCCCGCCTCCAGATCAAGGACTACCTCGCCATTGCGGGGCTTAGTCTAGCCCTGATGTCCCCCGTCCTCGGATGGGTGTGGAGGATCGAGTCTCGCGTCCAGCGGATCGAGGACACCCGCTACACGCGGGATACGGGCGAGTCCGCCGACCACGCTCTGTCTGAACGGCTGCGGGCCGTGGAGGAGGCCGTCATCCGCATGGGCGTCCTGCTGGAAC